GACCGATGTTCCGAATGGTCTGAAGCACTTCGTCCGTACTCCGCTCGCCCAGAGCATGGACGGCGACTTCGACACCGGTAACGTCCGTTACAAGAGCCGCGAGCGTTATTCGTTCGGCTGGTCTGACCCGCTGGGCATGTTCGCTTCCGAAGGCGCTGCCTAAGGAAACAGGGGGAGGGGGAGAGGGAAACTTCTTCCCCTCTTTTCTTTTTGATGTTATGCCTACTCAACTAGGTAATTGATCCATACCGACTGCCCTAGCAGACGTAGTAGAGACGGTATGGGGTGGTGCTACTACACGGAGAATTTCGATGGCAAATACAACCTTTTCAGGTCCGGTAATCTCGACCAACGGCTTTGTCGGTGACTTCACTGGCAACATCACTGGCGACGTAACTGGCAACGTAACTGGCAACGTCACTGGCGTCCTCACCGGTCGCGTTGTGGGCACTGTTACGACCCATTCTGGCGCTGGCGCTGTGCCGGTAACTGCCTCGACTGTACGCCTGACCACGACTGCGGCAAACGCCCTAACGCTGGCCAACGGCACGAACGGTCAGCTTCTGACCATTATCATGGTTGTTGACGGCGGCGACGGCACTCTGACCCCGACCACCAAGACGGGTTACACCACGATCACCTTCAACGATGCGGGCGACGCTGTTACGCTTCAGTATCTCACCACGCTGGGCTGGATGGTTGTCTCCAACTACGGAACAACCGTAGCCTAATCGGTAACCTCTAAGAAGGAGAAATCCGATGGCAATGCAGACTGACGTCAAAGTAACCAAGCCTTTGGCTGCCACTGGCATGTTTAAAACTCAGACTAACGCCGACGTGACCTTCCGCACCCGCGTGAAGGGTATCTATGTTAAGAACGGTGCTTCGGCTGGTTCTGTGGTTGTAGCTTCGGGTTCGGGCGGTGAAGTCTTGTTCACGTTGGCAACTTCCGCCTCTGCTGACACGGGTGACTTTTTTATCCCAGTGCCAGATCAGGGTGTGCTCGCTGAAAATGGATTGCATGGTACGCTGACCAATACCGCTTCCATTACCGTCTTCTACGGGTGACCTATGCAAGCGCAAAAGAGCTACGACCTAGCAGGTAAGAGCATCTTCGTTGCTCTGCCTGCATACGACTTCAAGGTGTCCTTGAAGCTGGCAGTTTCGCTCGCTCGCTTTGCGCAACAGGCTGCGCAGCACGGGGTTGATATTCAGATCGGTAGCATTTGCGGCTGTTCTGTTGTCTCCCGTGCCCGCAATCTGTTGGCGCAGGACCTGCTGGAGTCCAACTGCGACTACCTCATGTTTATCGACTCGGACATCAACTTCGAGCCTGAAGACATCTTCCGCCTTATGGCGTGGAGCACCGACCCCAAGAAGGGCATCATCGCTGGTGTCCCGCGCACCCGCAGCGAGACCAAGACCTACATCGCCACGCTGGACTACGACGAGAACGGCGAACTCACGATGAACGGTATGGGCCTTGTCCGTGCCAAGCGCGTGGCGACTGCCTTCATGTTGGTGCGCCGTGAGGTCTTTGAGCAAATGGCAGCAGCCCATCCGGAGTGGAGATATTATGATACTCGCTCGGATCGTACGCTCACTGCGATGTTTGATTTCCAAGTTACGGAAGAAGGTTACATGGGGGAAGACTTCCTCTTCTGTGACCGTGCACGTGAACTCGGTTTCGACGTCTGGATCGACCCGTCAATCTCGCTAGGTCACATGGGCGTGCAGGAATATACCGGCAACTACGGTAAAGACATCCTTTACCCGATGGTTGTCCCTCCGCAAAGGAACGTAGCATGAAGCGCAAGAAGCGTTACGCCGATGGCGGCATGGTAGACGATGAAATCATCGTTGAGGGGATGCGCCCCCAGAACTTCGACCTAGAAGCGCTATCTCGCGCTCGTGCTATGGGCCCGTCGATGCCGGGTAGCGGTGGCGGTGGCGGTGGCGGTATGTCCGCTTCTATGACTCCAAGCCGGGATGAAGACCGCCGGTCGTCTTTTCTCCCCGTTGCCCGCACTGCTGGATACCTCGGCCCCACCTATCGCGGAGAAGGCGGCGAGCGCGTATCAATTGGTAGGGGCCGTCAAGGAGATATAGGCGTCGGTGCTTCTATCCCCTTTAAGAAGGGCGGCAAGGTCAAGAAGATGGCCAAGGGCGGTTCCACCGCTTCTAAACGTGCAGACGGCTGCGCTACTAAGGGTAAAACTAAAGGAAGGTTTGTCTGATGGCTAAATTTGATCCTCTCAAAATGTTGCTCGGTCCTCTCGCTGGGGGAACCATCTACGACTCACCTATTGCGCAACTCCTGAGCATCAAAGACCCAAACGAAAAGCGTCGTCTTGAAGCGGAAGCGGAAGCGGAAGCAAAAAAGAGCGCCGCCCCCGGCATGAAACCAGCTGACGCCAGAGGCGGCATGAGGCACGGCGGCATGAGGCACGGCGGCATGAAGCACGGCGGCGCGGTCAAGAAGATGGCCAAGGGCGGTATGCCGTCCATCGAGGAGTCGATCAAGAGCGGCAACCGTGTCTCGCGTCAGGTTGGCGAAGAGACCAAGCGTATGATGCCGCCCAAGAAGCGCACGATGCCGTCTCCCGGCGAGTCCGTGAAGTCGGGCAACCGCATAGCGCGCGAGGAAGGTGCTGAGATGCGTAAGATGAGGATGGCCAAAGGCGGCGTCACCCGTGCTGATGGCTGCGCAGTGCGCGGTAAGACCAAAGGGAAGATGGTCTGATGGCTAAGACCCCGGCTTGGCAACGTAAGGAAGGCAAGTCCGAAAAGGGCGGGCTGAACGCCAAAGGGCGTGCATCTTACAACAAAGCCAATCCGGGGAAGCCGGGGCTCAAGGCCCCAGTGACGTCTAAGGAAGCAGCAAAGTCACCAAAAGCTGCGGGACGTCGTAAGAGCTTTTGCGCTCGGATGTCAGGTATGCCGGGACCTATGAAAGACGAGAAGGGACGACCGACCCGCAAGGCTCTGTCGCTACGTAAATGGGACTGCTGACCAAAGCGTGTACTCGATGCCGGGAAGCTAAACCCCTGACGGGTGAGTACTTTCCACCCCACAACCGTACTAAGTCCGGTTTGGATAGCTGGTGCCGAGACTGCCGGCGGGAATACCGTAACGCAAACTCGCGGGGTAAGTTTCGAGATGTCATCTCCGACGAGGAGCTAAAGGAGCTAAAGGCGACTACGACCGAATGTGTTATCTGCGGCTCCACAGACCCATTGGTTGTTGACCACGACCACAAAACAGGGGAAATCCGTGGTATGCTTTGTGGGCACTGCAACCGAGGTTTAGGTCATTTCCGAGACGATCCCACCCTTCTGGAATTTGCCGCGCAATACTTATACGCAAGTGCCGACGCTCCGGAGTGGGATATGTATTTGGAAACCTACGGACGGGAGACCGAGTGACATGACTGACGAATCAAAGACCCTACTGGACGCGGTCTCTATGGTTACCGTTGTTGGGACTATAATGGACATGCTTCCGGCTGTTGCCGCTATTTTCACCATCATCTGGACTGGCATTCGTATCTATGAGACCGATACGGTGCAAAAATTTCTCCGGAAGGACTAACATGCCTAGCAAGACCCCCAAGCAGAAGAGCTTCATGGCGGCGGTAGCCAACAACCCCAAGTTTGCCAAGAAGGTGGGCGTTTCCTCTAAGGTAGGTAAGGAGTTCGAGATGAAGGACAAGAAGATGGGCACGAAGAAGATGGCCGATAAGGCCGGTCGTGCCATGACCAAGAAGTCGCCTGACACGATGGGTCGTGCGATGAAGAAGTATGCCGAGGGTGGCTCAGTCTCGTCGCGCGCCGATGGCATTGCCAAGAAGGGCAAGACCGACACCAAGATGTCGAAGATGGCCATGGGCGGTATCGGACGTAACCTCGGCGGAGACACCTCGAAGATAAATATGAACCCGACTCAAACAAATTCCGGGGCTATCGGTCAACTTCTGCGCCAGCGCGGCGCAATGGGCGGTGCTGGCGCAATGGGTGGTGCGCGCCGTGCGGGCGCAATGGGTGGTGCACCCCGTGGCGGTTACGCCAAAGGTGGAAAGACGAAGGGCTGCTGATATGCGACCGAGTCGGGGTATGGGCGCTATGATGGCGTCCAAGATGCCAAAGGCGAAGACTATTCGTCGGAAGGATAACCCCGACAAGGTCACCATGTACGCCAAGGGCGGCAAGGTTAAGGCAAAGCGTATGGCTGAAGGCGGTAGCGCCAAGGATGAGTGCTACTCCAAGGTCAAGGCGCGCTACAAAGTCTTTCCTTCGGCCTACGCCTCCGGTGCTATCTCTAAGTGCCGCAAGGTCGGTGCCAAGAACTGGGGTAACAAAGGTGGCAGTTCGTAAAACCGAGAAAGGCGCGTCGCTTAAGCGCTGGTTCCAAGAAGACTGGAAGGACGTCCGTACGGGTAAAGCCTGCGGGCGTCAGCCCGGTGAGAAGCGCGGCACACCCTACTGTAGACCTAGTAAGCGTATTTCTGATAAGACCCCCAAGACGTCGTCGGAGATGACTCCGGCGGAAAAGAAGACGCGTATCGCGCAGAAGAAACGGTTGGGGCAGCCTCCCGGTGCGCCTAAGCGCGTGGAAGCGGCGCGGAGGAAGTAAATGACGACATCCAGTACCACAGCGTTTAATCTTGATGTTAACCTCCTCATTGAGGAGGCTTTTGAGCGTTGTGGTGCTGAACTGCGTACAGGTTATGACTTTCGTACGGCGCGGCGCAGCCTGAACCTGCTGACTATTGAGTGGGCAAACAAGGGCATCAACCTCTGGACCATCGAGCAGGGGCAGATCGCTATGGTGCAGGGGCAGATCGCCTATGACCTGCCGGCGGATACCATCGACCTGTTTGACCACGTCATCCGCACTCAGTCGGGGCAGTCGCAGACGGACATCAACATCAACCGCATCAGCGCCGATACCTACCTTACGATCCCTAACAAGAACGCGCAGGGTCGGCCTATTCAGGTGTGGATTAACCGCCAGTCTGGTGCGCAGAACCCCTCTGGCATCCAGTATCCGAGCATCAACGTGTGGCCCGCCCCGGACCAGAACAACTTCTACACGTTCGTGTACTTCCGGCTGCGTCGTATCCAAGACGCGGGCGAAGGCGTTACCACACAAGACATCCCGTTCCGCATGTTGCCCGCCATGGTTGCAGGGCTCGCGTACCATCTTTCGCTTAAAATCCCCGGAGCACTCGAACGCTCCGTTATGCTCAAGAGTATGTACGACGAAGCTTGGGAGCAGGCCGGAGACGAAGACCGCGAAAAAGCACCGCTGCGTCTCGCGCCGCGTATAATGTTCTACTGAGTAGGCGTTGTGCTCACCGGCCTGCTTTTTATCGTGTGGGTTGCGGGGTTTTTTGACGGCGAAGGCTCTGTTTTCGTTGAGGTAGCTAAGAGCCAAAACACCCGGCGTGGGGTACGTAACTCACTAACTGCGTCGATTACTCAGACGTCTATTCCATGCCTTAGTCTGATTAAGGAGCAATTTGGCGGTAATATAGCAGCGATAACCC